CCATTTCTTCAGGTAACACTTTTGCAAGCGCGGATGACCCGCGACCCGAAGTGATGCTTCTGGGCAAACAGTTATCTGCTGCCCTTTCTAAACTTCAGTAAAGGACAATCATGTCAAATTTAGTAACCTTCTCTCAAGCTAATCTTCCCGCTGTTTCAACTTTGTCTAGCGCTTTGCGTTCGATCCAATCCGAAGTCGGCCCTGCTGGCATTGTCATCCTCAAGATGGACAAGACCGGCCACTGGGTCTTCGGTGCAGATCAAACCGAAGTCGAAGACGACGCTGTTTGGGCTGTCAATCCTTTCTCTTTTGTGCATGGCTTTATCGCTTGGGGCGATGGCGAAGTGCTGGGCGAGAAGATGACCAGCGTCAGCAACCCACTGCCTGAGTTGGATGAGGCGCCGCCTCAAGCCAAGAAGGGTTGGGAGACTCAAGTCGGTATGTCGCTCAAGTGCATTTCCGGCGAAGACAAGGGCATGGAAGCGCGCTTTACCACCACGTCAGTGGGCGGCAAACGTGCGGTTCAAACTTTGGCCGTGCAACTGGCCGAACAGGTCGAGAAAGACCAAACCAAGCCAGTGCCTATCGTGCGTCTAAAGAAAGATCACTACGCCCACAAATCCTACGGCAAGATTTACACGCCAGTGTTTGAACTTGTCGAGTGGGTGAGCATGGATGGCGAGACACCAAAGGCCGATGAGCCAGCTTGGCCAACTGCCGAACAGGAAGCAGCCAAAGCGCCTACACGTCGCCGCCGCGCAGCGTAACCTTTCTGATGGGCGTTATGAGCGCTCATTGGAAAGGAGATGCCAATGCTTTGGTTAGATTTTGAAACCCGCAGTGAATGCGACCTACGCGCCAAAGGCGTGTACAACTACGCGCAAGACGCCAGCACCGATGTGCTGTGCATGTCCTACGCGTTCGACGACGAAGACGTGGTGACGTGGTTGCCCAGCCAGCCTTTCCCTGCGCGTGTGCGCAATTACACCGGCCAGATCAGGGCGCATAACGCCGCGTTTGAGCGTTTGATCTTTTGGTATGTGTTGCAAATAGATTTTAAGTTGGAGCAGTTTTATTGCACTGCAACACAAGCCCGCGCCAACTGCGCGCCTGGCAGTCTGGAAGACGTTGGCCGCTTTGCTGGCGCGTCAATGAAAAAAGACCACAGAGGCGCGCAATTGATCCGCTTGATGTGTGTGCCGCCGTTCAAAGACTCGCCAGAACTTATGGCCGAGATGATCCAATATTGTGAGCAAGACGTGCGCGCCATGCGGGCAATCAGCAAGGCCATGCGCGATCTGAGCGATGAAGAATTATTGGACTACCATGTTAACGAACGCATCAACGATCGCGGTGTGTTGGTCGACGTGCCGCTATGCAACGCTGCCGTTAAGTTTGCCTCAGAAGAACTAACTGAGATTGAGCAAATCGTGCAAGAAGTTACTGATGGCGCCATTGCATCTGTCCGGTCGCCGCGCATGCGTGAATGGGTACTTGAGCGTGTCGGGCCAGAAGCCAAGAAGCTGATGGAGAAAGACGGCAAGTATTCGATTGACAAAACAGTCCGAGCCAATTTACTTTTGATGGAGAACCCCGATGAAGTCCCAGCCGATGTCCAAGAAGTTATCCAATGCGCAGATGATCTCTGGGCATCGTCAGTCGCAAAATTCAGTCGACTTGCCGCTTTGGCAGATGTCGAAGATGAACGAGTCCGAGGAGCGTTCGTATTTGCAGGCGGTTCAGCAACAGGCCGCGCTTCTTCATACGGAGCGCAAGTGCATAACTTTACACGCAAGTGCGCCGAAGAACCCGACGATGTCCGCCACGCAATGGTCAGAGGACACGCAATCGTCCCTCGGTATGGAAAGCGCGTTACCGATGTACTTAAAGGAATGCTCAGACCCGCGCTTATTCCCGCCGCAGGGAAGCATCTTGTGGTTGCCGACTGGGCGGCCATCGAAGCGCGGGTCAACCCGTGGCTCTCAGGTCGAGGTCAAGACAAGTTGGAACTATTCCGCACTGGGGAAGACGTATATAAAGTCAATGCCGCAGCCACTTTCAACGTCCGAGTGGCCGACGTCACCAAAGATCAGCGCCAGATTGGCAAGGTTCAAGAACTTGCCTGCGGATTTGCTGGCGGCGTGGGCGCTTTTGCTGCTATGGGTCGGGCTTATGGGATCAGTCTTCCTGAGCCAGTTGCCAAACGCATGGTGGATGGCTGGCGGCGTGCTAATCCTTGGAGCGTACCTTATTGGGCGGCGCTTGAGGAATCCTATACCCGTGCAATGAGAAACAAGGGGCGTGAGTTTAAGGCTGGCCGTATAACATATTTGTTTGACGGCTTGCACTTATGGTATGCCCTACCCTCTGGCCGGATCTTGTGCTACCCCTATGCCAAATTGGAATCGGAGGGCGTCAGTTATGCCAAGGCGGCATGGAAGCCCGCGCAAGATGCAAAAGAATGGCCACGCGCCCGCCTTTGGAAAGGCTTGGCATGTGAAAATGTGACGCAGGCGGTCGCCAATGATCTCCTGCGACATTCCCTCAGACAACTCGATGACGTTGTGCTTCATGTGCATGACGAAATCGTTGTCGAAACAGCCGACCCAGAAGCGGCAGAGAATTTAAAACGTGTGATGTGTACAGCGCCAGCATGGGCAGATGGCTTGCCCTTGGCCGCTGAAGTTGAAACTATGAAAAGGTATGGCAAATGAACTTTCTTGAATTTTTAATTTCCTTGGCTCCCGAAGGTGAGACGGCGCTGATCGTGCGTCAGAAGCCCATGCTCAAGGATGGTGAGTTGCAATTCCACGCAGACGGCGCGATCAAATGCACATGGCCTGCCATGTTGCCAGACGCCAAGATTAAAAAGGATTGGGCGATATACGGCAACACCGCATCGTTTATCGTTGACCGCTTCAAGGATGGCCACGTCTCAGCAGGCGCGGCTTACTGTGAATATGTGCTTGTCATGGTGCTTGACGACGTTGGCACTAAAGCCAAAGTGCCGCCTATCGAGCCAACTTGGAAGATGGAGACGTCTGAGGGTTCTTTTCAATGGGGCTATGCCTTCTCAGAACAGCCCACAAAGATGGATTTCAGCGCGGCCATCAAAGCCATTGCAGACGCAGGCTACACCGACTCTGGCGCGATCAATGCCGTGCGTAACTTCCGATTACCTGGCTCGATCAACCTGAAGCCTGACCGCAACAACTTTGCGTCGAAGCTGGTCGAGTTTCACCCTGAGCGCGAATTTACGCTTGAGCAGATCTGTGCAGCGCTTGACGTTGTTCCCGCGCCTGCTGACTCTGTTGGCGTGCGCCCGATCCGATTGACAGACGACGGCGCAGACGATGTGATGGCGTGGCTTAGTGGCCAAGGCCTGCTCTTGTCCAAACCTAATCAAGAAGGATGGGCAGGCGTGATCTGCCCCAACTCAGCCGAGCATACAGACGGCAACCCCGAAGGCCGCTACATGCCCGCCAATCGTGCCTACTGCTGTCTGCATAGTCACTGCCTTGAGATCGACTCTAGCGTGTTCCTCAAGTGGGTGTCCGACAATGGTGGCCCGAAACATGCGCCAGGCCTTCGTGAAGAACTGCTGACCATGGCCATGGATCAAGCATTGGCCAAGTTGACGCCCTCCGACATGTTCACAGACGACGCCGCAGCCGTGATCGCTGAAGTTGAGCGCAAAGAACTTGGCCGTGTTGAGAAGTCCCATTGGTTCGAGCGCTTTGCGTACATCCAAGACGACGAGTCTTACTTTGACATGCAAGACCGCCGTGAGATTTCCCGCCAGACTTTTAACGCCTTGTTCCGTCACATACCTTGCAAGTCTATACATGGTAAAAACCCTAAGGTCGAGGCGTCTGTGTCGTTTGACGAGAACCGCCAGACCATGGGCGCAAAGGCGCTTGTCGGCATTACTTATGCCGCAGGCGAGTCGGTCATTGTGGCGCGCGATGGTGATCTGTATGGCAATCGTTGGCGTGATGCGCGGCCTGCGGTCGGGTCTGGTGATGTGACCCCTTGGCTTGAGCATTGCAGGGCGCTAGTGCCTAACGCTGACGAACTAGAACACATCTTTGACGTGATGGCCTTCAAGGTGCAGCACCCTGAGACCAAGATCAATCACGCCGTGTTGCATGGCGGCGACCAAGGGTCTGGCAAAGATACCATGTGGGCGCCGTTCATCTGGGCAGTCTGTGGCCCGCACCTTAAGAATCGTGGCCTGCTGGACAACGACACCATGTCGTCGCAATTCGGTTATGCCCTTGAGTCTGAGATCCTCATCTTGAACGAGTTGAAAGAACCAGACGCCAAAGAGCGCAGGGCCTTGGCCAACAAATTGAAGCCCATCATTGCAGCGCCCCCTGAGATGCTGACAGTCAACCGCAAGGGCCTGCATCCGTACCAGATGGCAAACCGCGTGTTTGTGTTGGCGTTTTCTAATGACCCTGTGCCAATTAGTCTGGACTCGCAAGACCGCCGTTGGTTTTGCGTGTGGTCACATGCGCCGCGCATGAGCGCGCAGGCCGCTGAGAAGATGTGGAAGTGGTACAAGGCGGGAGGCTTTGCGGCCATCAGCGGTTGGCTTGCGTCGCGTGATGTGGCCGCATTTAATCCTGGTGCGGCCCCCATGTTGACCGAATTCAAGATGAACCTGGTCGAGCATGGCATGAGCATGGCCGAGTCGTACCTAGTGGAATTGATGCGCGCTCGCATGGGTGAGTTTTCCAAGGGTGTGGTGGCGTCGCCTTTCCATGCGCTTTGTGACCGCCTTGCAGGCGCCGCGCCGTCTGGCGTGAAAGTTCCGCAGCCTGCCTTGTTGCATGCCCTGAAAGAGGCCGGATGGGTTGACATGGGCAGATTGAAGTCGCGGGAGTTTGACTCTAAAAAGCACATTTTCTGCGCGCCAGACATGGTCGACGTGTCTAAGTCTGAATTGCGTCGCCTTGTTGAAGATGTGCCGTCGCCAATGTCTGTCAGACTTGTTAAGTGAAAAAAAAGCCCCTATTGCTAGGGGCTTGTGAGGTGTGGCAACGCTACAGATCAAGGAGAATGGCCAGTAGCGCGGCCAGTATAACCGCGATTAGTAGGACCATCAATAACTCCTTGTCATGGCCTCCAACGCGCCTCTGTTAAGCAATCGGCGCGCCTCTGGCCCTTCGGCCATGGCCGCCTTGTATTCGTATTCTTCGGCCTTTCCCTGCTCATGCCGATAACCAAGGTCGATGTAGTAATGCTCGGTATAGGTGAGTGGCCGAAAAGGCGCGAGCGCTTGGGCAATAACTGGGTGAGTCATGGCAATAACTCCCTAGCGTCTGATGTAACCTTGGCCAACTTCTCTGTGTCGCCGTCTTCGATGGCGTCTAAAAGGGCATAGACGGCGTGTTGCAGATCCGCAATCTGTGCGAACATGGCAGCCACACCTGTAAACCCTTCGGCGTGTGCGATGGCCTCTGCTTCGTCTGGCGTCAATTTTGTTAAGTCAATCATGTTATACATCCCAATCTTCGGTTGTTAATTTAATGTTGCAAAAGTCGGCGTGTGCCTTGTTTGTGTGTTCGCGCACTAAGGCGCAGATGGCGTCGATTAATTCTCGGTCTACTAAGTCGTTCATGGTAAATATGGCAAAGGGTGCAGCATCCACACCCTCAGGTGTGAACGCATTGCCCCTATGAAATGTGACAACTGTCTTGTCGTAGTGTTTAGGCTCTGTCATGGTGCGGCCTCATTCATCATCAGTTGGAGTTTCATGGGGGCGGTAACCCAAGTCATAATCGGCGCGTTCGTCGACTGGGACAATGATGGGCGCGCCACTTGCGTCTAGCACTTCGCGCCCGTGTTCGTTAAGTGCATACCCGTCTCTGCTTACATAGTTAAATTTCATGATCAAAAGTTCCTATAAAGAATTTTTCCATCTTCGGTCTCGTGAATGAACGCGCCCTCGTCTTCTAGTTTGCGAATAACCGCGATACGCAAGTCGTCGCCTTCTACGTCATAGTCGCGCGCGATGGCCTCAACTGTGTCTTCTGAGAATTCGCAGCAGATGGCAATAGGGTCAAATTCGACGTCGTCACCCATTGACTCAAGATAATCAAAAAGGGCGCCCAGTCCCTCATAAGAGAAGTTGTCTGGGCGGTATTTAAAACCTGCGCGGAAGTCTGAAAGTCCAATGGTCTGATACATGATTAACTCCAAAGAATGTCAAAGTAGGCCAACGCGCCTACAGTTAAAAGAAGGCCAATGGCCACGGCGGCGAGAATGTCATAGATGGTGTGTTTCATGGTTTGCTCCTTAAAAATTAACAAGATGTGCAGGCTTGCGTGGTCCGGTCAAGTAACGGTGCGTAAATTCCAACTGGCCTAAATGATGCAACTCCAAGCGCACCGCGTTTGCGCGGGCTTGTAATGCATCAAGTGCGGCGGCGTTTTTGGCGAGTTGCATTTGAGAGGGGATGTAAGTCATTGCTCAGATCCTCCAAACCACATGGAATAGATGTTTGGCCATTGCTCGCGCAAATGTTCGGTAGCTTGTTTGATTGCCTCATCAATGTCAGATGACAAGTCGCGCATGTAGTCGCCTTGATCAAGTAAGCGAATTGATCCGTCTTTCTGCACTTGCACGGACACGAATCCGTCGCCGTCAGCGCAGAATTCGCCGACTGTCTCAGCGTCGTCGAATGCGTAGAAGTCCCACTCGCCAAAGTCTTTGGCTTTTAATTGCTCTAATGTGTACATGATCAGATCCTTTCAAAGAGTTGCGGCCGCGTCGCGGAGCTGTTGCACCAACGCGTAATAGTCGCCATACGACATTCCAATGTCACTTGGAAACATATACATATTTAGGTCATAAGCCCACATGATGTCGGCCTGAGTGAATTCGACGCCCGCAGGCAACATCACATCAATGTGGCGGTCAATGTCTAGAAGCACAATTTCGCCGCTTTCTAGTTGCGTTGCGGCGATGCGTTGGCCGTTTTTAGTGTATTCGCGGCCAGTATTGAATTTGAGAATTGTCATGTTTTGCCTTTCGTTTACTGTAATTTACCGTTTTCGCCGAAGCGAGCTTCTAGCGTAACAGATTCTTTTGCACTTTGCAAGCATGCTGCACAATTATGCAAAAGTTGCATAAACCAGGTTTTGTGGACCATGCGTGGATAAGAATGTGGACTTAGTGAGGGTTGACGATTGTCCACACGCAAACCCAGCAACGGCGCGGTTTGTGGAGGGTTGTGGACAATGTGGATAATAAAAAAAAGATAAAAGTTTGAAGTAGAGATATATGTATGGGTGTGTGTAACGCTAGGTTGACGTCTCATCCCGCGCCGATTTAAAACGATGGTCCAAATGGTCCACATTGTCCACAAATCCACGCGCAGGGAATTCCCACGCAAAAAGAAAGAACTGGCGCGAAAGAAAAATGTGGATCATGTGGACTATTGCAAAATGATTGTCCACATTGTCCACACCAGGTAGCGCGCAGGCTTGTGGCTTGCGTGGCCATGTGACTTCAAACTAATGGTCCACATTGTCCACATGACCCACACGGCCGCCATGGCATGCTGCAAAAGATCCAAGGGGGAGGGGGTAGGGCCGAGCGCATAGGGCCAGCAAAAACGTAGCGTTCACGAACAATTTTTTTTAATATAGAATAAAGCCACGTGCAAAAAGCATGGAGAACACATGTTCCATTCGATTCCATTTACACCGCGCAAGGTCGAAGCGACAGAGTCGCGCTTGAAGGCGGTATATGACGCGGCCAAGCTGGGCCTCAAAGGTGACGCACTGGCGTTAGCCGCAGGCATGCTGCCTATTGAATACCGGCAACTCACGCAACTTGACCCCGTGGTGGAACTCGCCGCGCAGAAGGGCAAGGCGGATGGCGAGATCGAGTTGTCTCGCACACTACATACGGCGGCCCTCAATGGCGACGCCAAGGCGGCGTTAGAAATACTCAAACATCAACACGGCTGGGTGGCCAAGCAGGCCATATCTGTCGAAGTGGATCAGCGCATTTCCATCACTGGCGCGCTGGCTGAGGCAACCAAGCGAGCCTTAGATGTCATAGACGTAAGCGACGCCCAAGTAATAGAACCATCGGTACAAAATGCAATCGACCATATACAGCGCTGAAGACGAGCAGGAACTCATGGCGCGTCTGTGGGCGCCAGCGATCAAGGACAACCCCTTGGCGTTTGTAATGTTCGCGTTTCCTTGGGGTCAGCCTGGCACGCCGCTAGAACATTTCAAAGGCCCACGCAAATGGCAGCGTGAGGTGCTGACGCATATTGCCGACCACATCAAAGAAAATCAGGGCAAGCTAGACTTCAACACCCTACGCCACGCTGTGTCATCTGGCCGTGGTATTGGTAAGTCGGCGTTAGTCAGTTGGATCACGATCTGGATGCTCTCAACCCGCATCGGCTCAACGACCATCATCTCGGCCAACAGTGAGTCGCAACTAAGGTCAGTCACATGGGCCGAGATTACCAAGTGGCTAGCAATGGCGCTTAACAGCCATTGGTTCGAGGTGTCGGCCACCAGACTGATGCCAGCCAAGTGGCTCACGGAGCTGGTCGAGCGTGATCTTAAAAAAGGCACGCGCTACTGGGGCGTGGAGGGGCGGCTCTGGTCAGCGGAGAATCCCGACGCTTACGCGGGTGTCCACAACTTTGACGGTGTGCTGGTCGTGTTCGACGAGGCAAGCGGTATTGACGACAGCATCTGGGCGGTCACTTCTGGCTTCTTTA